ACGGTTGGAAACGGAGTAACATTTCCCCAGAGCGGAGACGGACTTCTACTCCGTTGGACGTCTCCGCACCAATTCCCTGCCTGGTTTCTACACCAGGATGATTAAGGGTTGTCTAGGGATGTCCCCCTCGGCAGCCCTTTTTCGTGGTTCCCCATCCCACATATAGTAAGGGGACCCAATGACCGATAAACCTACTCCTATTCAGGTGAACCTGCAGCCGCTTAACCTTACTGCCGAGCTGCAGAAGGTTCAGCTCTCCCGTTCTTTATCTAAGGACGAAAACGCGGATCTCCAGGTACTTATTCTTGACGCTGCTGCGGCGCTCGGTATGGATGGCCAAGGGCGTGATGGTCTATTTGGCTATTTGAAGTTCGCTGCTTCCACGTACCCGAAGCAGTACATGGCGTTGCTGTCGAAAGTCCTCCCGATGCAGATCGAGAGCAAGTCGACGATGCACGTCATCGAGCATGTGAATATCGTGAGCGTTCCGCCCGATCATTACATGCCCCCGCCTGTCCCTTTGCACACGACGCCGTCTTTCCCCGCGACCACCTTGGAGGAGACTTCCCCAACCGAGTCTCCTCCTTCTTTTTCTTCTCCATCCCCACTCGACCCCGCGGTACAGACTATCGAAGACGTGCTGAACAACCCTGTCCCTGTTGATCTCCCCAAAGCATCTTAACGACAGATGCGTTTCCGTCCTGGTGACCTTCCCATCGCAGACCCTACTACCCCAGGAACTCCAGTCGAGTGGGAAGATAACTGGCTCTCTAACACCTTAGCTTGGATCTCCTACCACATCTTCCCGAATTGGTGTCAGACACCAGAACATTGGACTTCCAAAGTAACGCAATATCTGTTCACGGACTGCCCATGTTGTCTCGTATTCCGGGGGTTATCGATCGGTATCTTGATCGGGGTGGTTTTGACTTTGCCCTTCTTATTTCTTATTGCCTTCTTGTCCTGATGCTGGTGCTGGTATGACAGCCACAGCTCAGAAGCTCCCTTCCCAGAAGCTCGATTTACATCTGGGCAGTAAGTTTGTCAACAATTTGTGGGCACCTGCTCGACACCACGCACTTTATGGTGGTCGCGGTTCCGCAAAGAGTTGGTCCGTTGCGTCCTTCCTGTGTGTGGTAGGGGGTCAGCAAACTAAGAAGATAGTTTGCGCTCGTCAGTTTCAGAATTCGATTCGGGACTCCTCAAAAGCACTTATCGAGAAACGCATCAATGACCTTGGTTTTTCCGGATTATATAAGGCGACCGATCAATACATTACTCATTCTGAAACAAAGACTGAATTCTCGTTTGTCGGGCTTGAGCGCAACATTGATAGCATCCGCTCGCTTGAAGGTGCCGATATCGTTTGGGTGGAGGAGGCGCGCACGATTCGAGCAAAGTCAATGGAGATATTACTACCAACTGTCCGTTCACCTGGATCTTTCTTTATTTGGACGTGGAATCCTGAGAAGCCGGAAGATCCTGTTGATTATTATTTCCGCAATAAGAAAGAAGGTCCGCCACCTCGCTCGATTGTGACGGAGGTGGATTGTTCGGACAACCCTTATTTCTTTCAGACTGAGCTCCCGGAAGAACGTGAGACGCTGAAGAGGGGTAACTTCGAACGATATAAGCATGTGTGGCTCGGAGGCTATGATACCGCTGCGGATTCGAAGGTCTTTCCGAATACTACTATCGGGATGGTACCTGTTCCTATTGATCTTCCACCGCGATACGGTATGGACTTCGGCTTCGGGACAGATCCTTCCTTCGTTGTCAAACTTTACGTGATCGAGAACATCCGAACGATCTACATTGCACAAGAAGCCACCGGTCGTGTTCCGATGGATCAGCTTCCCAATCTTTTGCGCCAAGTTCTCGACAGCGATCACGACTTAGTTAAGGCAGATTCTTCGCAACCCGGTACGATTGAATATTTGAACGGACGTGGGTTCCCGAATATCATCGGGGCGAAGAAGGGTCCAGGGTCTATTAAGTCCGGCATTAATTTCATGGCGGGTTACAAGATTGTGATTCACCCTGCTTGCGAAGAAATGCGAGACGAGGCGCGCCTCTATTCGTTCATGACTGACAAGCTCTCAGGCAAAGTGCTTCCTGGGAGAATTCCTGTAGATGCAAATAACCACGGTTGGGACGCCTCTCGTTACGCCTTAGAGGATTACATCGCTCAAGATGAAGGTGATGATCCGTTCGGTGGCGTCGTTAAACTCTGGTAACAAGGTCAAGGATAAGAATAATGGGATGTGGATGTGGAAAGTCTTTCAGTTCATATGCCACAGGTGCTCGGCGCCCAGGATCGCAGAGCCACGTGCCGACAACGCAGCCGCCATCTGTGGTGAGCATTAAGAGTAAGTCTTTGGCTTCTAAGACTTCCTCTACCACCGTACAAACTTCAGTGGCAACAGCTACTTCGGCGAGACGTAAAGTCTGATGTGGCCTTTTGATATCCTTACGAAGAAACCTCCTAAGCGGGAAGTCGCCGAGGAACCGCTTAGTCCGATTTTCACTATCGCAGGTCAGCCAATTCGCGTTCTCAATCCTTCGGCAATTCAATCGGCCGAAGAAGCGCAACGCAAATGCCCGCAATTGTATCGGGTGACGCACTTGGTGGCTTCCTCAGCCCAATCGCTTCCTTGGTTTTGTGAGGTAGATCCAGAGGTTGCGAAAAGCGAGCAGGCTCCTCCAAGTGTGATCAAAGCGATCACTGCTTTGCTGAAGTCGCCCAACGACAATTTTACGCCGCAGAATATGCGGTATTGGTTGACATTGAATCTGATGCTGTACAGCCGTGTACATTTCAAGGTCGGCATCGGTACCAATAAACTTCCGAACGGGATTTACCCGCTTGCTACGAAGTATATCAAAGGGATTCCGAATTCCCGCGGCACGATCGATCAATACATTTATGGCGAGGGTACACCTCAGGAGCAGCGATTTCCGTCGAAGCGCAAGGCTGTTCCTGGTGAAAGCTACGCCGCTGAGATTAGTTTTCCTTCTCTTTCAGGGTTAGTCGAATATAACAAGATGCCAGCGGCTATCGAGTCGCTGATGATGCCAATTTCGATTATCATGTGTTTGATGCAACGCGCGCAAGATACCGCTGCGGGGCACCCGAATATCAAATATGTGGTTACGTCGGACAAAACTCTGACCAAGCAGCAAGTTGATGCGCTTAAAGAGCACCTGGAAAAGTCGGGGCCGAGTGAGGAAGGGTCTGGTACTGTTCTCTTTCTCTACAATACAAAGATTGAAGTTCATTCGCTCGACAATAAGCTCGGGGATATTCACAGTAAGATTCCGCTGGATGATATGACCCGCATTATTGCTGGCGTGTTCGGTGTTCCGGTTGCATTGCTGGGTTTGAGTAATGCCGACTCTGCCAAGTATGCGAACAACTATGAGCAGTCGCGTCTGGCTCTCTGGCAAGACACTGTGGTTCCGATTTATGCCTCGCCGATCTCAGCTGGATTAACTGCATCTCTCTGTCCTTACGGCTGCCGCATTAACTTCGATCTTGATGCTGTGCCGGCGCTGTGGGAAGGACGTGCAATGCTCGGTCGGAATCTTAGCAATGTCAACTTCCTCACCACGGATGAGAAGCGCGAAGTCTTGGGCTTCGAGCCCGATCCAGATCTTCCGAAGCTTATCGGATCTACTACGTCGACGCCGATCGATACGGATGGCGAAACGCCTCCAGAAGACGATAAGCCAGCTGACGAAAAACCACCCAAAGACGAGAAAACTCTCCGTCTCGTAAATGAGAGATAGAGCCATGGTAGATCTTACCGAGAAGTTCAAGGCCGGCGATCAGATCAATCTCGATCTTAGCGTTGCGCTTGCTTCGACCAAGCTCGAGAATCAGCCGGAAGGATATTTCGCCGGCATTGCCTCGACGCCGAGTACTGACCTTTATGGTCACCAGGTTGTGAAGGGGGCCTTCGACAAGTCTATCCGCCAGAAGGGACTTACCGGTCCACGTGGTGTCAAACTTCTCGTTCACCACGATTGGCAGAAGCCGGCCGGTATCATCAAGAAACTTAAAACGGTTGGCGACAACCTGGAGATCGAAGGGCAGCTAAATCTGAACGTCTCCTATGTGAAGGACGTTCATGAAGTTGCTGTCCAGAATGGCGGTCTCAATTTCTCCGTCGGCTTTATGCTGGAGGAATTCGATTACGTTGATGAGAAGGACTCGAAGGATGGCGAGTACCTGATCATCAAAAGCGGAGAGCTCATGGAAGTCTCCGTTGTGGTTTTCCCTGCCCAGCTTGAGGCAGAGATGACCTTTATCAAGAGTCACAGAAAGATTTCACAACTCGAGAAAGCTCTTGTAGCCCAAGGGTTGTGTAAAAGCAGAGGCGAGGCTCACAGGTTGGCGAACTACCTGAAGCAGAACTCGCATCTGTTCTTAGACGACAAGGGGCCTTCGGCCGAACTTGTCGTGGACGAACATCCCCTGCTGGATGTGCAACTTCTGCAACCAGTTCGCGACCACCTTGCACGCATCAAAGCGATGCTCTAGCTTAGGGGATATCCCGATGAATACCGGCAAGTTTCTGGCTACCCCCGCACTTGTGACGCGGGGCATGTATCTGAAGAAGGAAGCGCCTCTCGACAAAGAGGCGGCTGCGAAGGCGCTCGAGATCATGACTAAGGAGCTCAGCGACATCACTTCTCTGCTCACCAAGAATCGCGCAGATACCGAGCAGCAGTACAAGGATCTCACTACTCATTTCGGCGGTGTCAAGGCCGACACGGACGATTTGAAGGCCAAGGTCCTCAAGCACGCCGAAGATTACGCTGCGCTTGTGGCCCAGCAGCAGGCCCT